ATCTTTACAAATCATATGCATCCGCAATGGATGTTTGTTAAGGCTACAAAATGATTAATGCATATCTTTATTCAGTTAAACAAGAAGATTGTGCTGCTGATAAATGGGATTACGGTTTATTAAAACAATTTTTTAATAAAAACAAGATTAAACCAGACAGGGTAACAACTTTACCCAATGTAGATAGAGCCTTTGTGGTAGTTCCTGGACCACAAAACGTAGATTTTGAAGATCAAATATCTGAAGAGTTAAGTAAAATAGGCAGGGTAGTTTTATTTATTACTGGAGATGAAAGTGCTACATTTAAAATTGATAAAATAAAACATGATAATATTGAGATTTGGATTCAATACCCGCACAGAAAACACTCACAATATAATAAGTTAGCGTTAGGTGTTCCACAACATCTATCAAATAATTTACCAGAGTATCAAGATAAATCTTATGATGTATTTTTTTCAGGACAAATAACTCATCAAAGAAGGCAAGAACTTGCAACTGTTATGCCTAATATACCAAACTCTTTTTATAATCCAACCAATGGGTTTGCAGAAGGACTAAAGTCAAAACAATACTACGACAAAATGTTTTTATCAAAGATTGTTCCTTGCCCTAGCGGAGCAATGGTTGTTGATTCATTTAGATTCTATGAAGCAATTGAGATGCTTTGCTTACCCATAGGAGATAAGTTAGATTCAAGAATGCAAAACACAGACTTTTTTAATTTTTTATTTGAGGGTAATCATACAATAAAAACTTTTGAAAATTGGCAGCAGTTGCCCGAATTGTTACCTGAATTATTAAATAACTATACATCTAAAATGCATCAAGTTGTTTGTTGGTGGATCAAATATAAAAGAGATCTTTTTATTGAGTTAATGAGGCAAGTAAATGCATAAAAGAGATATAACAATTGTCATGGCTACCTCTGTAATTCCAGATCACCCAAGTACAAATATGATAGAGCAAACAATTAGTGATATTCGTGTGCACTTTCCAGACAACGAAATTATTATGCAAATAGATGGTCTCAGAGAAGAGCAACAAAATCGTAAAAAAGATTACGATGAGTATAAAAATCGCATTTTGTGGAAATGTTTACATGAAGATAAAAACATTTTGCCTTTTATATTTAAAGAGCATAGTCATCAAACCAACATGATGCGTCAAACAATTTCTGAAGTTAAAACACCACTATTGCTTTATGTTGAAGGCGACGCTCCTTTAACTCCAGATGTACCAATAGACTGGGATAAGTGCTTAGATATGTTTGAATACAACAAGGCAAATACTATTCGTTTTCATTATGAATCATTCATACCAAAAGATCACGAACATCTTATGTTTGGTTTAGAAGATGGGTTTATGAAAACCATACAATGGAGTCAGCGACCACATCTAAGTAGAAAAAAATATTATAAAGACATTGTGCTTCCAAGATGTAAGGATAAATTTTTTATAGAAGATACGTTTCATGGAGCAATTCAAGACGATATATCTCCATATGAAGTATTTAATCAAGAAGGTTGGGAGACACATAAACTTTGGATATATCATCCTGAAGGTAGTATTAAGCGTTCTTACCATTTAGATGGTCGTCAGGGTACCCGCAAATTTACGGTAGACGATGAAACTTGGGGGTATAAAGAATGAGACTAGGAATTATAGCAAGATCAGACAACACTGGCCTTGGTAATCAGACTAGAGAGTTAGTTAATATGCTTAGTCCTGACAAAATTCTTTTAATTGACTCTACCCCGTTTAATAACAACAAGCAGCATCCAGAGTGGTATAACCAATACAGTTGTATTAAGACACAAGGTTTTCCAACTGTTCAACAAATAAAAATGTTTTTAGGAGACGTAGATATTGTATTAAGTTGTGAAACTTTTTATGATCAAAATTTTATAAGGTTTGCAAATAAACGTGGCGTAAAAACTATTTTGCAATATAACTATGAATTGTTTGGCCACTTGTCAAACCCAGAACTGCCCTTACCAAACGTCTTACTATCTCCCAGTTTATGGCAAATTGAAACAATTCAAAGTATGTTTGGAGATAGAACAAAGGTAATTCATCTTCCACCTCCAACCACTCCTGAGTTATTTGCAACTGCAAAAAATAATAACATTTCTAAATCACACAATAGACTATTACACATTGCTGGAAAGAAGGCAGCCAAAGATAGAAACGGTACTGAAACCGTAATAAATATGCTAAAGCACTCTAAAGCAGATTATGAATTAGTTATTAAAAGTCAAAGTGAAATAGTAACTAATGTAACAGATTCAAGACTAAAGATTGAAATTGGTAACCCAGAAAACAGGGAAGACATGTATAACGGCTTTGATGCTATGGTATTACCAAGACGATATGCAGGACTATGTTTGCCAATGAATGAGGCTTTGCTTTCTGGTCTTCCCGTTTTTATGACAAATGTTTCACCCAACAATCAGATCTTGCCACAAGATTGGTTGGTTGAATCAGACTCTATAGGAACTATTAGAACAAAAGTTAGGATTAATTTGTTTGAAGCAAATAATGTTTTATTAGCACAAACAATTGATAAGTATATGTCTATCAATGATAAAACTAATTATAAGCAACAGGCCTATGATTTAGGGTTTAACAACTTTGCACCAACAATACTTAAAAATAAATACCTAGAACTTATTTCTCAAACTTAGTTTTTTTATCAAACTTAAATTTAAGTATTTTATTAAATATATTATTAAATGAACTGTCTGCACTAGACAAATAAGTATGATCATCTATGTTTAAATTATAAGACTTAAGAACCAATGGTCCAGAACTGTAAACCTTAACGTCATCCATTTGTGTGCCACCGACATCAAATTTGTTTCCATATATAGATCTCCATAAAAATTGATCTAAAAGTTCTAAGACTATCTTTAATTTTTCTTTTTCCATAACCATTGGTACGTGAAGTTCATAATCTAATGGGTTTTCAAATCCCAAGGCTTTAAGTTTTTTGTATGTGCCTGAAAGTTTTCTAGTGTACTGAGAATTACCGTTTAATTTTTGATATAGATTTATTTTATCTAATAGGAAGCCACTATGAAAATTTTCTATCTTATTTATTTTTTTAATAATATAAAAGTCATCATTCATTAAAACAAATGATTGTGATATTTCTTCTGAAAAACAAATTGTTTCTAAATTTTTTACAGCATTTTTATATTTTGATTCTTTTTGTTCTACCTTTATGTAGTTGCCTACATACCAATCAGGCTTACCACCAACCACCCATATGTTTGAATCTGGAAAACTTTCAACAACAGATCTAATAGAATACTTTAACTCTTCGTTAATGCCTTCTTTACATATGTATACAAAGTCCATAATTCCCCCGCTATAAAAAATAAAGAGGGCAAGTGTTTAATTTTGCCCCCTTTATCAAAAACAAACTACTTTTTCTTAGCAGCCTTCTTTTTTGCTGGAGCCTTTTTAGCAGGTACAATCTTGCTAAGTGCATCCGAAATTGCACCTGTATCTGGCAATACGCCAAACGCCTTATCATTAGGATTGAGCGCTCTCAATGCAACGGGCGCTATAGCAGCAACTAGTGCAGCCCATAGATCTTTTGGATCTGTTACGCCAGCCATATAAAGTGCAAACACTGCGCCAAGGACAGATCGTCCGTATGATGCAAGCATTGCCTTTGTCTTATCGTTTAGTAAGTTATTCATTATTCCTCCTAGGATATAATTTGTGTTAGTGTTTTATAGCCAATCCATAAACCAATAATTCCTGCGACTCCCGCAAAAACTGGTGGTGCTGGTACTGGCAATTTGAATGCTGCGAACACGACACCGCATCCAAAACCTGTAATAATTGATAGTGTTATTTCTTTCATTAATTGTATTCTTTTCTTGACCAAATCTGTTTTTTGTATCCATCTTTTAAAAATTTACGAACAGAAAATTCTATTTTTTTGTTGTACAATTTATCATACTCACCTTGTTCAGAATTCCAATTATCTCTTTTGATAAACAACATTTGATATATTGGAGTTCCTGCTGGGATTAAACCAGAAAATCCTTTTTTAATTACAAAAGGAACTGGTCCAGTAATTGGCCACCCATCCGTATCAATAATTGCGTTATGAGTTATAAAGGGCAAGTCAAACCTATTTGCTGGATGAAAATAAAAAGTACTATATCCAGAAGGTGTTTTTGGTTCCCAAAAGGTATTCCAATGAAACTCTGTTTTATAGTATCCAGGGAAATGTGGCATTGAATTTGAAGATCCCGTATCCTCTTTTCTTGTAGACAACGGTCTAAAATTACCACCCCATCTATAATTAATTACTGGATCATCTTCTTTTGTATTGCAATCAATATATACATCACATGGAAGTTCTTGGGTGTATCCAGAAACTAAAGAATCTAAAAAAGGCATACACATTTTTGCAGTACCGTCTTGACTAAGTCCATTAATTGTTTTTACTAGACTTGGCATTTTTTTAAACCACTCTGGAATATATTTTTTGCTTGATTGTGGTCTTGGAATGCAAACCTCAGTGTCTTTATCTTTTGGTATAAATAATACCTTGTTGCTTTTTAATTTCATTTAGTATTGTTTTCTGGTAAAAGTGCTAAAAGTTTCTCAGAATAGTTGTCCAAACCTTTATCTTTTAGTTCTTCTGAAACCTCTTTGATTGTTTTTTGTGACTGCTCAATATACTCAAAAGCCCAATCCCTAGAGTCAGAAAGGAATTTAATAAAGTTTTCTTTATGAACTGAGTCAGCAGACATACCCATGCTGTTTTTTATTTGGGAGGTTAATTCTTCAAGTGCCTTGTTTTTTATAAAAAGTTCAGCCATTAATAGATTAGATTTTTTTAGTTTGTCAAAGGTAGCCCAATAGGCTATGCCAAAAGAAAAAGACAGGGTAGCAAAAAATATAACAAGCGTCATTTCCATAATAACTATTGTACTCTATCTCTAACGGCATGAGTTGCCCAATAGTATAAACATTTATCACAACAAGGTTTATTATGCTCACTCATAGTATCTTTATAAAACCCAGCATAATAAATAGGATCTTTACGATAAAGATTGGCTCTATGGGTAATATTGACACGATTTACATGAGATGGCTTACTCCAAACTGGCTTATTAGTACCCCACAGATGCCCAGAAACGGCCTCTAGAGCCTCTATGTTGGCCTCATTGCCATCTGTCCTAATGCCCCTAAGCCTAGCCTCTTTAATCATGGCATTTGTATATATACGTAATGATTTTTCAGCGTTTTTCCACATAAGTACCGCTGGATGGTTGCGCCAAGCACCAGAAGGTGATTTGCCAGATAGCACCTTTAGTATTTGATAAGATTCTAATATCTGTTTATTTAATCTTTTATTATCTAACATTTCTGCACATTGATCGTAATCTTTGTATGGTAGAAAGGTTTGCATTAATCTTCTTCTACATCAAAAATATCTAAGTCAGATATTTTTTTTAGATTGGATGCTGCCCAAAGCGTTACGGCAGTTAAGAAAGATAAGGTTATTAGTATTAATATTTTTGTTTTCTTTTTCATATTGCTATCATTGCTCCACATCTTGTACAGGCGTTATAACTTTTCTCAGTAAAGGGACATGCTCCAGCAGTAACCAAGATATGACCTTTAACCTTACAAACAATAATATTAAATAGTTGTTTAATCATTTAAGTGCCTCTCTTGTTACCAAAACAATTGCTCCACAATCTTCTAATGCTTTTTTAAGTTTTACAACATATTGAAGTGCTGATATTTTATCATCATGTCCCATGCGTAAAAACTTTTTCTCATCTAATTTTACCGTAAGGAAGTGATCGTTGTCAATAATTTCTATTCCAAATCCTTTAGGTGGTTTAATGTTATGAACAATTCTACGCATTTGATCCGTATACATTATTTTCTCCCCCATTTAATATAATTCCAACCACGTTCATGTGCGTAATAAATAAATATTTTAACAACAGTTTCCCAAAAAGCAATCGTTATAGATAGAGAAGCATTTTTTGTAATAACATAAGCAACAACAACAGAGGATAGTGTTCCCCAAATACGATAACTTAATGCTTTAACAAATGATCTAGTCTTCGTTACTTTCATGATCTATGTCCTCTTTAAACATGCTTTTAACAAATCTATCTTCTGCATCTGCAATTCCATGTCCAACATTAGATGCCCAGTTCACGACGTTTTTCAGTAGCCGAAATAGCATGAATGTCTGCCCCCAAATCTATTTGTTCAATTTTATACCCTACATCTCTGCCGTATACGATGTTAGTAATGTTTGGAAGTCTAAGAACCATTGATCCGTCCATGAACTTGTCCTTAGCAATATATTCTTTTACCTGATCAAATTTAAGTGGGTCCTTTTCACTTGTATTGTATGTATTTCGGACTCCAAGTAATACTTGATTGGTTCGCATTCCAGCCTGTAAGTACAAAGCATGATGCCCCTCATGCCAAGGTTGATAGCGACCAAGCATAAGTGTTGTTGGTGCAGACCAATCATGTAATTCAAACAAAGAAATAATTAAACTTGCTTTATCGTATGGATTTTTTTCATGATCAGAAAACATAAAGTCAAACTTTTTCGGTGCTGTAAATATTTTGTTTGTGTCTTCAAATCTACCCCTTTGAATTGTATCCATAAAAATTAAAATGTCTGGCTTACCAAATGCTTCTCTTGTAGCATCTGTTGGACAGACAAAATCTACAATTACTGGAGCGACTCCTTGTTTAGCAATAAGTCTAGCCATCTCACCCATGCGTCGTGCTTGCTCTATGCGATCTTCAGCGGTAAAACCAAGATCAGAGTTTACTGTAGCACGTACCTCATCTGCATTAAGATGAATCGCATTAATGCGTTCTTTTAATGTTTTTGCTAGTTCTGTTTTCCCAGATCCTGGAAGTCCTATAATTTGTATAATCAAAACATTACTCCATTGTTAATGATTGCCATGTTTCAGACCAATCTTTTTTAGTTTTGTGTTTATTAAACTCTCTTGAAACTTCTCCACCCTCTAAATAAACTCCACCCCAAACGCCCCATTCTTTTCCAGAGACGCCATTGGCAAAGCATATTTTTCTAACTGGACACTGCTTACAAAGTGCGTCAACATTATATCTAGATTCTTCTTGATCTTCATATTTATCAAAATAAATATTTGTTTCAAGCCCTAAACATACGGCTTCATCTTTCCACAAATGCTGTTTCAAGATTAATCCTTATACTTATTTGGTATATCCCAACCATTACGACCAGGTTTATAAGTTCTATGCAAATACCATTTATCTTTTACTCTAATGCCTACTGGAGAAGTTCTTGCTATTTCTGATTCTTTTAAATCAATAACATCCCAACCATTCCAAATTAAGTTTTTATTTTTGTTTACAATTTTTTCCATTGTATTTAAACTTCTAATAATCATCTTATTCTCCTCATACTAAGTTATTTAATTTAATCCATGAATTAGTAAATACTTCCCAAGAAAATTTATTATTAACAAATTGTGCTTGAGTTCCTGGATTAAATTTATTGTTTTTAATAGTTTTAATTGCTTCAGTAATTTTTTCAGAAAATATTTCAATATGTTCTTCAATATTATTTGTGTTTTTATAAGAAATTCCAAAATTATTGCCAATTTCATTTAAAGCGCCTAGATTACTGTAAACACATAAACAGTTAGAACTTAATGCTTCTGCTAAAGATATACAAAATGTTTCGTGCCATATACTTGGATAAACAAATATATGAGACTTAGACATGTAATCAAGAACTGTTTTGTGTGGTGTTTTGCCATAAAAAAAGAATCTTGAATCATTTATTACTTTTTTATCCTTGTCGTTAAAGTTTAATATATCGGGAACTATTTCATTAAAAATATTTAATCTAAAATCTAAATCTAATTTATGTAATGCTCTAAGACTTAGCATAAGTCCTCTCTCTGCAGCAGAAGTATATATTAATTGAGGGGTAATAACATTGTTAAATCTAGATAAATTGTTTTCAATAGGATCAATTGCATTATAAATTACAACAACCTTATCTGGGTGTATACCAGTTTCTTTAACTACATCTTGTTTGTGATATTCGGAAACAGTTACGATATATTTTATTTTATCTATAAATCTTTTTTCTGTTAATAAAAACCGTATTTTAGGTTCATTCTGATTTATTAAACAGTGTAGCCACAAAATAATTTCTTTTGGTTCATATGTCAACTCAAAATATGTTTTCTGTGTAAGTCCTGGAAAAATTAAGCAATTATATTTTTTAAGTCTTGGAACGTATTTTGCTACATTTTTATGAAAATATCTTGCCATATATTCTGTTCCACCAAAAAGATTTTCATCGTAAGAAAAAAACGCATCATCTTGAATTATCATTTAATATTTAAATACTCCTACATCTATATTGTTTGCTTCTGCAACTAAAACCAATTTTGACTTTGGTTCTTTTGGACGACTTAAAAAAGCAAAATAATTAATTTGATTTATATTTTCACTTAACCATGCTGGGGCTGCATTATAAAACTTAATTTTTTTACCTCGTGCTTTCATTCCACGTTCTGATAGATTAGAAAACTCTGAAACAAAATGATTTATTTTTGATGGACCAACAGAATAAATAATAAATTCATTATCTTCTTTTTTCATTCCAGATAGGGCAACACTCATAGCACGTAAAAATACGTTGTAGTCGTTAAACTCTTTTGTTCCCTGAACTGCCACTATCATTTGGTCCTACCCCTTGTTTTAAGTCATCAAGTATTGATAACATTTTATCTAATTCTTTTGCTGGCATACCTTCAACATCTAATGGTTTTATTGTTTCTTCATCTACCCTGCCATTTATAGCATTTGCAGTATAAAAAACATTATCCAATATCCAATATGCTTTTCCTTCAGTTATTACTACCCTAAACATATTTTTTTGAATATGTTTTTGAGATTGCGTTATAACTTTAGGTTTATCAAACGTTTGTTTTGGAATAACATCTTTAACCATTTCATAAATAGAACTTTGTCTATATTTATGTT